TCATAACGGTTGGTCTTTTGCAGCCCTTGGGCGTTCACTAAACCCTGAGAAAGCAAAGACTACAGTCCATTACTGGGTTCGTAATGCTCCTACCCCCACCCCTCAGCGCAGGGCCATTCCTCAAGCGCCGAATCATTCGCTCTTTCATGCAGTTCCTACCCTACGCACTCCTCAAGCGCGCTCGATTGCACCTAAAGTACCGCCAGATCTGCGCCCTCACCTGCGAGAACTCGCACAATTATCCCGTAGATACCGAGCGCGAACCCCAGGTAACTCGGTTACCGCTCAGGCGAACCAAGAACTCACCCGTTTAGCTGTTCAGTTGCACTCTTACGGGGTACCTACCTCCGATATTGCAGCGGCAGCGGGTATTACCTATCGAGCGGTAGCACGGCGCATCTCACTTCACGCTAAAAAGGACAAATAATGACTCCCAAGCGGCAATATCGTACCGAATCTGGTACTTTTGAGGCATCTGAGCTTGCTATTCTGGTCTGGATGAACCCCGACCGCGACAATAAGCCACAATCGAGGCTACTTATGACGCTTACTGATCGTTTGAGCCCTCATCCGATGGCATTTCCACTAAAAACCTTGCAAAATACCCCTGAATTCGCATCCTGCCCCCTTGCAACCCCCGAAACGCTCGCAGATCTGCTTGTCGCTTCTACTCCAACAACTCCAATCATCATTTTACTACCTATTGCACAGGATCAACTCGGGTGGACTGACTTTTATATCCCTACAAAATACACGGATGCCCCTAAATGATCAAAAAACTAGACCTTTTTCCTGCGGTTATCCTTGTAGCACCCCCCGAATCGCTGTCTGACTACACAAAATTGATCTTTTTTCAAGATAAACCCAAAGAAACGCGCAGAGTAGACAGATGCAGGGTATCTATTCTAAACTCAACAATATATGTTGTAGTAGACACTCCTGAAGGATTTAGCATCATTTTTAAGGAAAAACTGGCTGATTACAACAAATCAGACGCCCAACACAACGCAATCACCGTTTCTGGGAAGATTCTTGCTTTTCGCAAGGACGAAAACTGCGGCTGCGGTTCACGATTGCGGAGCTGGTCTCCATTTGGAAAACAAGTTACATCTAATAACGACCCACAGGAGTAGACACTATGCAAAGTCTTATCACGAGCGCACTTGCCACATATCGACTGACTCGTCTCATCACTACCGATGAAATTACAGCACCAATCCGCGACCGTATCTGGGAAACGCACCCCCCAGAGACATCCCGTCTCGGGTATCTCATTACGTGCGACTGGTGTAGCAGCGTTTATGCGGCATCAGCACTTCAATTATCCCGTATGATTGCGCCTAGAACAACTACCGCTGTCGAGATGGTTCTAGCTCTCTCTGCAGCGGCAGCACTACTAGCCGCACATTCGGACAGCTGACCGTATGTACCGCAACCGTATGACAGGAGTGTAAGTGGGCATTTTTAGTAGGGACTCTAATGAACCATCTACTAGCAAAGAACTTCTTCCGTCAACATTCCTTTCCCCTGGTGTAAATACAGCTAAGTCTGCACCCTACGGAGCTCCTCGCACGCTTACGGCTGCTGCTGCTCAAGTAAAGATTAATGACAAGGGCGAGTTCGATCAATTCCGTATGCGTCGCTCTGCCGCCTCGAGCGCATGGCAATCTGAAGCCTGGGAATATTACGATGCTATTGGCGAAATCAAATACGCATTTAATCTTGTTGCATCCGTTGTCTCTCGCATTCGTATGTATGCCGCAGTTGTTGAAGATCCAGCGGAGGCTCCATCTCCTGTATCTCGCTCCGAAAAAATTGATCAGCGTCTTGCTGCTGCTGCCGAACGTGCACTAGAACGTTTAGATTCTGCTTACGGAGGTCAAGCGGGCCTACTTAAAGACGCAGCTCTTAATCTTTCTGTCACTGGAGAGTGCTATCTGGTTCAGATGCCCGCACGCATCGGGACAGGACTTCCTGAGAGCTGGGACATCAGATCTACAGATGAACTGATGACAGATGCTCGAGGTAATTTTATTGTTGTAGGCCGACGTGAACAAGCACCCGGAGGTAACTCAGGCTCCGCTTCTTCCGCGATGGGAAGCCCAATATCGCTAGGCGAAAGATCTTTCGTCGGGCGTATCTGGCGTTCACATCCTCGCTACTCAGATGAAGCCGATTCGAGTTTGCGTGGTCTATTAGACATGTGTGCGGAATTACTTTTGCTTAACCGTACCTTCCGCGCCACTGCTCGTAGCCGTCTTAATGCCGGTGCGCTTTATCTCCCTGACGGTCTTTCTGTCGCTGCTCAAGGTGATGGAGATTTCCCTCTGGACTCTGACGTTGACGTTGACCCCTCTGCCTTTACTGCTGAAGAAGCAGAAGACGAGTTTGAAGAACAACTTATTGATGCAATGACTACACCTATTAGAGATGAGGAATCCGCTAGTGCCGTTGTGCCGCTTATCATCCGAGGCCCTGCAGAACTTGGGGACGCTATCAAGCAGTTTAAATTTGAAAGATCGTTCGACCCAGCTCTTGCACAGCGTGCTGATCGCGTCCTCGAACGTATTCTTCAGGGTCTTGATGTACCGAAAGATGTAATAACAGGTCTTGCTAACGTCAAATACTCAAACGCCGTACAAATTGACGAGTCTCTTTACAAGGCGCACATCGAACCACTCATGCTGCTTCTTGTTGACTCGTTCACAGTTGTCTACCTTCGACCATACTTAATTGCGAACGGATTTTCCGCAGAAGATGTCAGTAAGGTTGTTGTTTGGTTTGATCCTTCACAGGTGTCTACTCGCAATGACCGCGCTGCTGATGCAGATTCAGGTTTTGATCGTAATGCTATTTCTTACAGTTCCTGGAGACGCGCACACGGATTCTCTGAAGCAGATGCACCTGAAGGTACCGAAATTGCGCTTCGCATGATGATTGAGCGTGGACAAATTCTTCCAGAAACTGTAGAAGCCATGCTCGGGTCTATTGCCCCTGAGATAATGAACTCCGTACGTGAGGCACAACAGGCATCCAGTATTGCTCCTGTCCCACCTGAGGTGCAGCAAGCCCTTGCAAACGCAACTGAAACTCCAGATGGTGAGCCTGCATCAGAAACTCCGGATGATTCCCCCGCCGAAGCAGCACCCCCCGCAGGACCGGAAGCAACCCAACCGACTGAGACCCCCGCCGGTCTTTTTGAGCCAGGACAGTAGAAAGAAATAACATGACAGTAAATAAGCCGGAGCTAGTTAATATCCTCGCTACTCTACTTAGCGATTATGTTGTCATTAAGTATGTCTTCCACGGCGCGCATTGGAATGTCGTAGGACAAGACTTCTCTCAGTATCACGAAATGTTTGCTACGTTCTATGAGGATGCAGAAGAAGCAATTGATATTATTGGTGAAGATATTCGTAAACTTGGATCCCCTACCCCCGCTTCGCTCTCTGACTTCCTACGACTTACTACCATTCCAGAGGTACCTAGCGGAGCCTCCGTACAAGAACTTCTTAAGTCCTGCTACGAGGCTAACGAGCTCATCCTTTCTGACATTAATGATGCTTTTGCTCAAGCAAATTCGGACAACGAGCAGGGAATTGCTGATGACCTTGCAGCCAGAGATTCAGCGCATAAAAAGTTTCGCTGGATGATGAAGGCTTCTCTTGATCCAAAGTACGGATACTAAATATGACAACACAATCGTCAAAGAACTGGGTACAAGTAAAGGTAGTGCAAGAATATTTGCCTTCCGAGACTTTGGTGTCTCCCGATACGATTGTTGCTGCTGCAAGCGAGCCTGCTCCTAAAGAAGATCAGATCAAGGGCTCAGACACAAATAAAAAAGACTCTGCTAGTGGCGAAGGAAAGATTTCTTTTGGAGCTCGTACCGAGACTGCTATCAAAAACAAAGTAGAAGAACACAATAAAAAGGCTCCTAAGGGACGTAAAGCTACTCTTTCTATGCTTAAAGCGGTTTATCGCAGGGGGGCTGGAGCATTCTCTACCAGTCACCGACCAGGAATGTCCAGAGACCAGTGGGCTATGGCGCGCGTTAACGCCTATTTAAAGCTTCTTAAGTCTGGTAAGCCATCAAACTCTGCGTACACAACTGATAACGATCTTTTACCTGCATCACACCCCAAGAGCAGCAAGAAGTCCAATTCAGCGCTTACCGCCAGCGGATTGGTACCTGAAGAGCGTGATTTAGCAGATGCAATTCTTTCTGTAGTAGAAAAGCACGGAAAGTTTAACGAAGACGCTACAGGAGTCTGGGCCGGATATACTCCTGCCGATAAAAATACAGATGCAGGCATCGGGGTTATTTGCGCCAACTGCGTGTTTTATCAAGGTGGAGCAGATTGCGCAATCATTAGTCTCCCTGTCGAGCCCAATGGGAAGTGCCGACTAGCGATTCTACCTGACGGAGTCGTAACTGCAAAAAAGAATACTCAGGACATAGAGCTAGAACTAGTTTCTTTTACAGCCGAAAATGAACTTGCTCTTAACGATTTAAAAGAAAATACATTTTCTACTGCTCAAGGTGCAATTACGTATCTTACAGAACTTTCCGGTCTCGGATACGAAGCCGAGTATGCAATAAAAGCTTCCTGGATGCGAGCAGTAAAAGAAAGTCAAGATCCATATTTACGTGCACGAGAGCTGGCAATTACTACGTATAATAGTCAAGATGCAGATTTGCTCCCTAAGAAAACAGAAAGTGCGGAACTGTGATTAACAACCTCACTAACAAGCAGCTAGCAAAGGTTACAGCCTCTGCTATCACTCTTGTTGCTAGTGCCAACAAAGAAACTCAAATATATCGGCGCGTTAGCCCGAGATCTGCAGTAGAGATTCTTGCTCGGTCACTAGAGAAAACTGCCAAACTTCCGTTCTCTATCCGTGAGTATCTCGCCATACGCGATGTATCTGACTTTGTGCTTGTCTCTCAGAAGAACAAAACAAACCTTGCAAAACGTCGTAACACAGATCTTCTTCCAATATGCCACCCGTCATCTAGCAAGAAGCACGCAATGACGGCTAGCGCTTTGCGTATTGAGCGTGGACGTTGGATCGCAGCTGACCCTAGAATTACTGACACAGAAGCTCAAGCGATGATTGCATCTGCATTTAGCTCTGCCCCGTTCTCTCCTGAAGAGTCTTACTACATTACGCGCCTTACCGCCCTCCCACAGGGTTCCGTCTCTCTTACGGCAATTATCGCTGCCTTTGGTGATGGAAACTCTACGGCGGCTCGTTCTGCTCGAGCTCGTATGCAGCGTCGTGACCGCAAAGGTCGCTTTGCGTGGATGGGTGGGGGCATGTCCACTATTGTTCGTCGTAGAGACGGATCTACTCGTAAACTTAGCGGTAGAACAATTGCTCAGGGTGTTGGAGCGGATGACACTTTCGATCTAGAAACTCCTGACGGTCGATTGCTCAGAGTTCCTGCCGGAAGCTCTGAAGCAAGTAAGGCTTACCTGCGGGGAGAAGACTCTCCTGACGGATTCTCGGTTGCTGAAGTTGGTGCGATTGATAGAAAAGATGCAGTAGATGAAGATCAAATTCTTGAGGTAGAGTTCCCTAATCTTTTCCGTAAGGACGGTTCTTACACAGGAGCTGGTACTAAATACACCGACGATGCCTATGACGTTATTAAATTAGATCCAAATAATGATGACGACTTTGAAGCACTCCCAGACGAACTTGTTCAAAGAAAGCCTGACGGCTCCTTCCCTATTGATTTAGATAAGCCTGTATTTATTCTAAATAGAGATACTGGTCAGCGTGGCGGTACCGATCTAGGCCAGTTCCAAAACTGGGCAGACACTCAGGGCATGATTAATGTAGATGAAATTGTTCGAGACAAAGAAGAAGGCCGCGAGTCTGACGCTATTGCTGTTCTCGATCAAGAAACATACAACAGACTGTACGACACCGTAGGTGACAGGGATCCTTATGAGGTCCTCCAAGAAATTCAAAAAGAGTCTTCGGGTCAAGAAGACAGGGCCCCCCTTAACGATAAGAGTCAAGCTTTTAATTTTGTTGACCCAACGGGTGCAAATTTTGTAGATGATGATTTTACATACGAGCCTAAAGGTCGTACTGATCAAGACTCTACCGACTATACCGATGATCCTTCAGTACTGGCTAACTCTTTTTCTGAAGAAGAATTAACAAGCGCACTAAAAGAAGCCGTTACTCCTGCAGAGCCCACAGAAAATTCAGAAGACCTAGACGCCCTTGACTTTGGGCCTCCAGGAGATGGAGATCTCTCCTTTAATGACGGGGATGAAAAAGTTCCCGCTCAAGCGTTGTATGACGCGCTAAAAGAACAAGGCACTGACGCGCAAAATAAACTTGCAGAGATTTATGACGAACTACCTGAATCAAGCACTACGAATGTTTCTGACCTAGAAAAAGCTCGCGCTGAAGGACCAAAAGCTACCCTAGTAGAAGAAGTTGCTCGTACTCCTAAGGCTGTGCTCCCCACACCAGAAGAAGTTCCTGAAGAAGAAGCACCCTCGGCTCCAAAATATGAAAATCTTCCTCCACTCTTTGATGGACTTTCTGATGATGAAAAAGCAGAAATTCTTGACGGCAAAGACTACAGTAAGTATCTTCCAAAGAATCCAGACAAAGATGTTCCAGAAGGATTCCAGCCAGTATTTCCAGAACCTTTTGAAAATGTTGATGAAAACCCAGACTTTGACCCTATAAATCTTGCTAACACGAATGACGCGGTCGATCTTAAAGAGGCTCTTGCTGAAGGACTTAGTCCTGACGCAGAACGGCCAGGTTATGGGACTGTAGGACGTACTGATGAAGACGGTGAAGAATCTTTTACTACTGCTCCTCTCGCTGCTATTCGAGATGCTCTTCAAATGCAGGGCGAAGATGCAGATAAGCTTATTGATGATGTCTACAAAAAAGATGAGGACACAAGCTCTTCTGATGCTGCAGATGCCCTAGACGATCTACTTGGAGATCTTGATGACGCAGACGCAGACACTCAAGACCTGTCAACTGAACCAACCACTAGGACAGTAACTGCTCCTAACGGGAAAGACTACACAGTCAGCACTCGTAAAAATGAAGATGGAACTGTTGACCTAGTTCTTTCAGACTCTGAAGGCAGAGAATTTGTTGAAAGCTCGGGAGATGAAGAAGAGCTACAAGAACTAAACGGTCAAGCAGAGCAGTACGCGCAGTCCATTGAAGACGGCGACGAAGCCGGGCAAGCATTAACTGAGATAATTGACGATGAAGATATCTCAGACGTTCCAGAAGATGTCACTCCAGAAGATCAAGTAGATGATGTTGTTGATGATGTAGTAGAGC